AATAAACTCCAACTTAGCCTGTGGTGCATTATCAATAATGGCTTTGACAGGTTTGTACACTGAGGAAATTGTCGAGTAAGTATCTGAATCGATTGCACCAGTATCTTTTCCCGATCCAAACAACTTCGCCCAATTTATTGTTTTCTGAACGTGGTTTTTAAATGTTGCTACAAATTCATCAAAGCCCATTTGTTCTTCGGCTTCTGCTTTTTTATCTTCGGAATTTTTATCTCGTCGGGGAAAATCAAATAAACCCATTGGACTCCATTCGTCGGTTTCAAAATATTATTATATTCCAAAACCCTTCCGGGCTTTTGATACTTTTATTATGCGGGATGGTTGCTGTTTCGTCAAGAATAAATCATAATTTTTTAATGTCTTTTTCTTATTCCTTTTCCTTTTCTTTTTCTTGTCTTTTTCTTCAAGGGTATACATACCCTTTGGTAACCCTTTAATATTGTGAATGACCTGTGGATAACTTTTCTTAAAGATCAGTCACACTAATCTTGCTTGATCGTATATAATCTTCCAAAGCATAACGAACCGCATCAGGTGAATGATTGGAAGCATCAACAGGAATTGGCAATATTTCGTTTGTATTACGATCGACCTTCCATTTGTAATTAGAGAAATCCCCAATCGATCCTTTGCATCTTGGATTGATATAGATCCTGCGAAATGACCTCAGATACTCAATACCATCAGCAACAGAGCCTTGCCCCTTCTTAGCACCATCAATACTGAATCCATCCTGTCTGATATGAGATATCGTTTCAGGACGTGATGAATCACCAACGATCCGCCATCTTCTCGATTCAGGGACGGAATCATATAGTGCGGCATGATCCCTGATCTCGACACCTATCCCATACCCTTCATAATCAATCATGAGATCCTGAATGTTCTTTTCATTAGCGGGAGTTTCAATCTCATTGATCCAACACCTGACAAGACAAGTCGGATCTTGGCTGAACCCGAAGTCAGCACCAAAGAAGAACCGAGATCCTTCAGGCGTTTCAAAGTCCTCAATGAATATCTTCCCCTTGAATATGCAAGCATCCCCATATTTCTTAGGCTTTCCCATCCAAACGTGTTCATACTTCTCGAAGTCCGTTCTCTTGTCGTACTCCATTTCCATCCTCAGAACTTCAGGAAACCAATCATTGTCACGATAATTCATCAGAGCCACAGCACCACGCTCAACGATCACCGGCTTTCCTTCTTTCTCAACGAACCTTGTGTATGTTGACGACTTAGCATCATCAGGATTGAATGACACAATGATCTCAGAATTAGGCTTTCTGATCGTAGGAATCAAGACTTCCCAACTTTCATAGCCCACCTTCTCTGCTTCTTCAACCCACACGACATCCAAACCCTCAGTCGACTTGATCTCCGATATGTTATGCCTTAGCCCCTTAAACAAGAACTCAGACCCATTAGCACCAAAGATTCCGTCCCTTTGCACAACAAAGGCAGAATCCAAACCTAAATGGCTGATTGTATCGGATAATAACTTATGAACTGAATCTCTGATCGATGATTGAATCTCTCGAGTGCATAGCACCCTGATCTTTTCTTCGTAGGCTCTCAAGACAAGATGGATGCCAACAGACCACGACTTCCCTGATCCACGACCACCATATAAAACCTTATATCGTTTGTTCTTCGACCACAACACCCTCAACGCTTTGCCGGGGATCTGGATCTTCTGTTTCTGGTTCTGGATCAACACCGATCACCTCAATATGTATTGGCAAGGCTTTATTCCCGCCCTGAATGATTCCGTTATTAATTAGGTTTGCTTTTTCCTTCCAATTCTCTGGATCTCTATTTGATAGGAAGTACTTCTGGGCAGATACATCACCCGACAACGCTGACTTGTAAAGGGCATCCTCGACCAGATGCACCCTCGCCCGCTTCGCCCATGTGATTGCCTGTCTGAAGTGAACATCGCCCTCAAGCCATTTGTAATATGTCCCCCGGCTTATCCCGGCATCTTGACAAGCAATGGAAATCGAACTGCCCATGCGTAAACTACCTGCCAAGGTATTCTTGATCTCCCTCTTGTTCATAATTCTTATATCTCTCGCCCTACCCATACGCCCCTCTCGGTCAGATGTTTCTTTTGTTCATCGGTCAATTTTCTTGGGTTTTTCTCAAAGTGCTTGAGATCATTGATCTTACGTTGCTCTGTTGACCATTCTAAATCTTCTGGTGTATTCATCGTTGTTCCCCTATAAATTTATAGTCATGGTATCGCCGTTTCCCAATTCAATGACAATATTGTATCTCTTGCCGAAGTTTCCTGGTTGATTAAAATGAAACTGGAGGCTTTTTTCTGCACCATTCATTTCAAAGAAAGATGTTAAGTCTACATTTAATGCCGATTGAATCTTAATAAGGATATCTAGAGCGGGGATTAAATTATGGTTCTCAATCTTCGAGATATAAGTTCTATCGATACCCGCTTTTTGGGCGAGTTCTCGCATTGTTAGGTTTAGTGCCTTCCTTTTTTCTCGGATAATTGATCCTAAGTTTTTATTTTCCATATCAATCCTCCTCCTTAGGTGCTGATTGAATCATTCATGACTGTTACCAATGAAACCATAAATAATATAATGATCAGATGCTTCATATCCTATCCTTTCTTAGTTTAAAAGACTGATACCATAATTAATAATCTTGCCTTGCATTTCTTTTCTAGCATAAGCAGCATCATCAGCAGCAGCATAAGCAGCAGCAGCAGCAGCATAAGCAGCATCATCAGCAGCAGCATAAGCAGCAGCAGCAGCAGCATAAGCAGCATCATCAGCAGCATAAGCAGCATAAGCAGCAGCATAAGCAGCATAAGCAGCAGCAGCAGCAGCAGCAGCATAAGCAGTAGCATAAGCAGCATCATCAGCAGCATAAGCAGCATAAGCAGCATCCTTTTTATTCTTACTTGACGGGTTTTCAATACATTTCTTCGCCGCTTCAATAGCTAAACGAGGTTTCTTATTATCGGGATATTTCTTTTCATAAATATCAATAACCTGTTCAGCTGCAAATACCGCATACATGATACGTTGCTTATAAGGAAGCACTCTAACTAATAACCAATTAGCCCAATCATTTCTGTGTTCAGCTAGTTTCTTAATCTGGTCTTGGTTTGATAGTCCTTCACAATTTGATAACCACCATTCATAACCTGATCGACACGCATTTTCCTCTTTTAAAAACTCTTTCGTTATTTTCATATCCTATCCTTTCTTTGCTGATGGTAAAGGTTCTAAGGCTTGTTCAACCATCCACGCTTTCTCAAATGTATAGTGTAATATTGAACAATAAAAAACTAGGAACAAAGAAAACCAACTGGTATGCCAGTCTCCAAACCATACTCTCCCTGCTATAAGTGTCATTACAGTTGACCATATCCTAAAGTAAATAACCTTCTTAATCATACTTAACTCCGATATAGTCCATAACCTTACCGCATCCTAGCTTGTTGATACAATAGTCGTACTGCTTTGGGTGAGTATCCTTCATTAGTTGAAAGCGATTCTTACCTTTCTCAAGGTGAACTCCAAACATACAGAACATACATCCAGTCCTATCAACACCGTTATCGTATACTTTGCAGTATGGCAGCCCCTTTACTTCGATGTAATCCCAAACATCCTTCTCCATCCAGAAAGCAATAGGCGTACTCTTTGGTCTTTTTAACTCAAAGGCATTACACCCAGTCTTAATGTATAGCGTCTTTCTATGTGATGATTCACAAGCCATTGTACCGATGATTGGGTGTCTACCAGTCTCTTTCTCGTACTTCTTAACTGGAGCTTTCTTCATAACGTCACAGCACTTATCGCTTATTTTGAAAGGTGCATCAACGCAAGACCTCCACTTCTTAGAAATCTTACCCTGTCCCCACTTGTTCCCATTCCATCTTGTCTCTTTTGTCTTCTCTGATTTAGCCGTCCTGTATTGGTGTATATATTGAGACTGTTCCTTACTTATAACTGGATAACCATACTTTTCAATTACTTGATTGAAAGGTATCTTAGGCTTCAACCAAGTAACATTATCGAATGTTTTCACGAACTCCTTTATCTCGGGGTACTCTAAGCCTGTGTCAACGAACACGGCAGGAACTTCTGGGTACATACTCCTCACTA